TTGGAGTCCAAGACCCTTGATAGTATTTTTGTTTTTTCATCAAATTATTTATATAAATAAGTGTAATAGTAATATAGAGAGAATGTGTTATGGCAAACGATTTAATGGCAGATCCTAGAAGTCTTGTTAGAATTATACCATATAACCCAAAGAATTTAGGGAATATAAGCGGTATTGCAGGTGGTGCTATAGCTGCAGTTTTAAGTACTGTGCCTCAAGTTGCAGCCGCTGTACTTGTAACAGAAGCACTAGAAACTCCATATTCAAAATACAAAATTGATTCGTTTAGTTATCCTATCAACATAATGCAAGAAGAATATGGTGGCAACTATGTTATGTTTAATATCAACGTTCAGTCCGAATCAAAGATTGGGAAATTTGGGGCTGCTGATAATTTTGTTGCTGATGCTGTTCTTGGAGTAAATCAAGTAACAGGTCAAAAAATTAGTGCTAAGGCAGTTGCTGGTATTCAAGGTGCTATTGGTGCTGGACAAGGCGCTATTGCTAACAAATTGCTAGGCGCTATTGGTATTGAAACCAGTTCATTGTTGTCCTCAATTATAGGAGGAGCGACTAGAGCTATAGCTACGGGAATTGTAGCAAATGAGACTGGTGGTTTTAATCAACCCGTGAAACGTATTAAAACTGGAATTGCATTACATATGCCTCTAGCATTATCAGTAAAATATTCTGTGAATTATGAAGAGGCGGATATCGGTCTTTCGTATCGTGGTGCTCAAGCCATGGGCGAGAATACCAAGGGGACTGTCTCTGCTGGTGCTGCTGCCTTAGCGATGCAAGGTGCAGGTGATGCCTCGGGAATGATTTCAAAAATATCCAAGACTGCCGTTAATCCAGTAAAAGAACAAGTATTCAAATCTGTTGATTTTAGAACCTTCTCATTCACCTATACATTTGCACCAAAAGACTCTCAAGAAGCTGCTAATTGTTTGAACATTATTCATCAGTTCAAATACCATATGCACCCCGAATTCAAAGATGAAGACCAATTCTTGTATATCTATCCATCAGAATTTGATATAACTTATTACAACAATAATCAACCTAATGATAACATACATCATCATACTTCTTGCGTGCTTATGGATCTTTCTTTAGATTATGCACCTCAAGGTACATTTTCAACCTTTCCAGATGGTACACCTACCCAAATTGTTATGTCCTTATTATTCAAAGAACTTGGCAAACTTGATAAAGACAATATTAAAAAGGATAAATTCTAATGTATTTTCAGGATTTTGGTAAACTTTTATACAAGTATAACATCAATGGTAAAGATGAATATAAGGTAATGACAGACATCACCAAGAATGTTAGGGTTAGAAAGGAAGTGCTCTCTAACATTACCTTATTTGATACTTACATTATGGTTGATGGCGATACGCCTGAATCAATAGCAGAAAGGGTATATGGTAAGGCAGACTATCATTGGGCTATCTTATTAGCAAACGATCGTTATGATTACATAACAGACTTTCCTGTGATGGAGTCTTCAATGGCAAAAGTCATACTTGACAAATATGGTATAGATCATATAAACGACATCCACCATTATGAAGCAAACCTGAATGGAAAGACTTTCATTGTTGATAGTAATGTTGTTGGTTCATCGCCAATAACAAATTCTGATTATGAGTATGCTGTTAATGAAAGTAAAAGACCAATCAAGATTATCAGCCCAAAAATCATAAATCAAGTTGCTAGAGAGTTAGGTACGATATAATGGAATTGAAAAGTGCAGGTGAGATAGACGTTCAAAAAATGGAAATAATATCATCCAAGGGTATTTCCATTGACGTTAGGCATATGATGTTATCTCTCAATATTTTTGAGGATATCTTTTCGCCATTTATTACTGGGTCAGTTGTAATAAAGGATGCTTTGGATTTGGTTAATTACTTTCCCTTGGTTGGTAATGAAGTCCTCAATATTAGATTAGCAACACCAGGATTTACCAATAAAGGAACATTCATTGAGAATACCTTTAGAATTTATAAATTAGAAGATAGAGAGATGGCTGGCGATAGAGTGGTGAGTTATACACTCCACTTCATCTCAGTAGAGGCTTTGTTAGACCTCAATATCAAAATCAGTAGATCATATAATGATAATATAGGTAAACTGGCGGAGAAGGTTCTTGCTGAATACAGCCTCAACCCTACATCAAATAGATTCCATATTGAGCCAACCACTAATGGTATAGCATATGTATCTAATTTTTGGTCACCTATCAAGAATCTAAACTATCTTGCAGAACACGCTGTTAATGCTAATGGGTCACCAACCTTCTTATTCTTTGAGAATAGAAATGGGTTGAATTTTATATCATTAGAATCATTATATAACACAGATTCAGTTAGGTTATTTATAAATGATTCCTATTCAAGAGATATTGATTCGGTCAAGAGTATACGAAACATAGAACGTGACTTCAGTCGAGTACTGAATTTGAATATTCCTGTATCGTTTGATTACATTAGCAACATACAGAATGGGACTTACTCATCAACCTTGATAACTCACGATATAACAACAAAGAATTATGCTGTTAGAACATTTGATATCCTGAATGATTATGATAAGGATAAGAGACTGAATAAATATCCATTATTATCCAAGACATTAAATCATAGTTCAGTTTCTGCTATTGCTACTATGCATAAAGCCAATGCTGTTATGACTGGCAATCACGATATATCAAATGCCAAATACTTTCAACGTAGAAGATCATTACTACAACTAGCAGAAAGTGTTAAGATTCAAATAACAGTATTGGGTAGAACAGATTACACAGTAGGTCAAAAGGTTGAGTTGAAACTCTATCAAAATAAACCTCTTGATAAAAAAGATACTGAGGCTGACACTAGAGACAATATGTTTTCTGGATTTTACTTGATATCATCCATACGACATAACGTAGGGATATCATCTCACGAATGCACATTCTCACTCATAAAAGATTCTTTTGACATTAACCTAGACAAATAAGACATATATGAATCAGACATTTTATACTGGGGTAGTTGAAAATCGGATGGATCCTTTGAAACTAGGCAGATGTCAAGTTAGGGTCGTTGGTCTTCATACAGACAACAAAATCGATCTCCCAACATTCGATTTACCTTGGGCTCATCCCATGCTGCCTATCAATTCAGCTTCTATGAATGGCTTAGGTTGGAGTCCAACAGGAGTGGTTCAAGGAACTTGGGTCATAGTAATCTTTATGGATGAGTTTCAACAACAACCTGTTATGATTGGAACAATTGGTGGTATACCTCAAACACGGTCTGCTGCATATGTTTCTGAAGTAACTAATGGTGTTGTATCTACTGATGATAGTGGTGAATTGGTTAGTTCAACAGGTGACTCTATAACAGACCTGATCGATTCAATAGCAAGTGATTCTGGTGCTGGTGAAGTTCAAGCAACCGCTAGTAAATATCATATTAATGCTGTCAATACACAGTTGTCTGATGGGACATATACCACCTACAATGTAAACGATAATACATCAGAGACAACTATAGCAACAATATCGTTTGATGAGAACACCAAGAAATTCAATGCTACATTATCTAAACCTGAACAATGGGAAGAACCACAATATCTACCATTCAAAGGAACAAGTATGGCATTCAACACTAAAGAAGAAGCATTAGCTTACTTCGATAAAAACTTTTAAGGTATATTATGGCTGATCCAATAGAAAGCATACCAATTCCAGATACACCTCCATCAGAAGCTAAAGCAACTCAAGGAGCAATGCGTGGTATTGCTGCTATAAAAAAGGCTTGCAAAAGTAGAGGACTAGATTCAAAATATGCTCAATGTGCTATTTTAGGTATCATTGGAGTTGAGAGTGTTTGGTTACCTGTTCAAGAACAACACGGATACAAGAAAGCAACACTTTTGACAAAACCAAGAGTGACTGAGGCTGATGCTGAAAAATATGGAAGTAATGCTGGTGGCAAGGATATGTCAAAGCAGGAATTCTTTGGTTGGTTCTATGGAACACGAAATGGAGCTACTCCTGCTGCTGGTCAATACTACGGTAGAGGATTTATACAACTTACTCACAAAGACAATTATGTCGCATTAGGTAAGTTGGTTGGAAAAGATTTAGCCAGCAATCCAGATGTAATGGTTGGTACAGACGATACTGTTATGGAGTTGTGTGCCAACGTTGCAGTTGAATTTATAAAGATGAGAATCCCTCGTTGGAAGACTCTTCAGTATGAACCTGGATTCATATTCAAAGCATTGACTGCAGTTAATCCTGGAGACCCTGCAGGTTCTGATTCATACAGACATAAAGTTAGATATTATGAATATTTCTTGGGGGGTGTTGCTGCCAATCCACCAACCACTAAAGATGCTACTAGTACAGCCATCAATAAGACACAAAAAGAAATTGATATGTCATCTCCTAATAAGAAAGAGGCATATACTGAAGATAGAACAGCCAACTTCAATACAAATGGATTTACTGATCCTGAGGGTAAATATCCCCTCAGGGATTATATGAATGAGCCTGATACTAACCGACTTGCTCGGGGTATTATTGAAGGCACAAACATAAAATATAAAGATACTACTAGAAAGACTGATATCCCAATAGCAAATACTATTGGCACATACGATCAACCTCAATCAGCATACAATACAGTATATCCATACAATAAAGTATTTGAGTCTGAATCAGGTCACGTATTAGAATTTGATGATAGCCCTCAAGGTGAACGTGTTAATCTATATCATAAGAAAGGTACATTCATTGAAATAGATCCTAATGGTTCTCAAATCAACTATATTGTTGGTGATGGCTTCTACATTACTGAACGTAATGGAAACATATTCATCAATGGAACTTGCAACCTGACAGTTTCAGGTCCAATGAATATCCTATGTCAAGGTGATGCAAATCTTGAAGTGAAAGGTCAAGTTGATGCTGTATTCCATAATGATGCTAATATTGGAGTTGCAAAAGACCTTAATATTGCTGTTGGTGGTGATTACAATGTTCTAGTAGAAGGTAACTATAACGTTGAAGTCGGTAAGACATCAAACACAAGATCAATTGGTACTATGTCTATTGAATCTACTGATGCTTTAAAACTTAAGACTTCTAAGTCCATGAGTATGGAAGGTGGTGATACTGCTTCTACTGCTGAAACTCTTATGAAGATGTCAAGTAGTTTTAAGTTGGAAACTCCTGCTGACTTCCAAATCAAGGCTAAGACATTCAAACTTGATATAGCAGAATCAACTGAAATAAAAACTGGAACATTCAAAGCTCAAACTTTGACTGGTAATTTAGAATTAAAATCAGTTGGAACAGCAGTATTGAATGCTACAAATATAATATCAATGAAATCAGCTAAAATAGACTTGAATGGTACAGAAATTGATATTAAAGATATAACAGAATTACCATTATTAGGGGCTGCTAAGAAACCTGTTGACTTTGCTGGTAAAGAAATTAAAGATAGAGCAAAAGAACAGGTTCTGGTAGAGACAGCATTGAACCCAGCAGGAACATATAATCCAAATACTTTACCTAAAACTGCTATAGATGATATATTGAGCGGATTACCGTTGAGTTCAGGATTATCAAGCTTGTTTGGTGGTGGAACTCCAAATGTATATGATGTCAAATATGCTGGAGCTCCTATCGAAACTAAAACTTCATTATCTGCAGCTAACAGTGCAAGTAGACACAGACTTGTTGTGCCGCCAGTTGAATCTGCATATAACCAACCTTACGCAAACTTGAAACCACCTCAAAGGTCAGCTTCTGGCGAGTTTAAATATGAAGAGGAAGATGATTGGAACTCACCAAGTGGACAAAAGGCAGCTAATAGTTTATATACAACAAGCGCATATGAACACAATGCTATTAAGAATCCAACAGATGAAGATTCAGTTGCAGTATCTGGTGGAGCTGGTTCTGGTAAAGGTATATCTGCAGATAAGTTGAATGAAATTAATAATCAATCTGGATTCCCCTTAAGTTATAAATTGTCTGAGCATTTCACATTAGGTATGTTGACCTTGGGTGGTAAATATAGCATCACTGATGTTAGTTTACCCTCAGCAGGATCTAGTAATAGAAAGTTATACACAAAACAAACGATTGTGGCTAACCTATCTGCATTGTGTGAGAATATATTAGAACCCATCTATAAAGAATTGGGCGCTTGTCAGGGTGGTGGTAATGGAGCCACTTGGATGCTAACTTCAGGATTTAGGACTGAAGGGGCAGTTGCCTCATCTAAAGCATCTTCAGATCATAATAAAGGCAGAGCAATAGATTTTCAATTCATAGACAATAACAGTGTTGATAATCTATTTGCTTTGGTCACTAAGTTGGAAAAAGTTTTACCATACAATAAACTTATTATGGAATATAAGAATAATGGTGCTTCCAGATGGGTTCACGTATCATATTCTACAGAAGGTAACGTAGGTCAAACATACACATATGTTGATCAAAGTAAACACTCTTCAGGATTGAAGAAACTATTTTCATAAGGATTAGATATGCCAGCAGTAGCAAGGAAAAGTGGGACTGATTCAGTAAGTACAGGGCATGGTTGTACAGGAACGACTTCAACTCAAGCAGGATCAAGTTCAGTATTTGTTGATGGCATTGGTGCTTGTAGGTTAGGGGATGCTATAACAGTTCATACGATACCAGCTGGAAATGCTTGTGTTCCACATACTGCTGTTATAAATGCTGGATCAAGTTCAGTATTTGTTGATGGCATTGCTATTGCTAGGAATGGAGACTCAGCAGATTCTGGGTCAATATCATCTGGCTCAGGTTCAGTGTTTGCAGGATAATAGGAATAAATACTTATATGAAAAATACAAGAACATTTACAGACATAGACCTCAACTTCCTACCTGCGCCATCTTCACAAGATAGACACACAGGAATTGGAACCATAACGACTACCCTTAACTCAACAACAGTAGTTGGTGCTGATAGTTTATTTGTATCTGCAATGGCAGAACACGATAACCTATATGTGGAATCAAAACTTATTGGTAAGGTCAAAACTATAACTTCAAATACATCATTAGAACTATATACGGGTGTATCTCAACCAACTACCAATAGTACATTCAAGTATTCAACTCCTGCTGATATATCAATCAAGGCTGATGCTAATGCTATAAAAGCATCAATTAAACATTTGGTCTTGACTATGAACTACGAAAGACCGTTTCATAGTCAGATAGGTTCTCAAGTCAAAGCTCTTATGTTTGAACTTGCAACTCCAATGACCCAAATACTTTTACAACATTCTATCACCGATGTTATTACTGGATATGAACCTAGAGTTCAATTATTGAACGTAATAGTTGATATGAATTCTGAATCATACTCTGCTAATGTAACCATCTATTTTCAGATTATAAATACTACACAACCACTAAGAATTGACTTAGTATTGGAAAGAGCACGTTAAAAGGATATACTGTGGCTACGAATAACAACATAACGACTACAGAATTAGATTTTGATAACATCAAATCCAATTTTAAGACATTCCTTAGGGGTCAATCAGACCTTTCTGATTATGATTTTGAGGGTTCAGGTCTATCTGTCCTGTTAGATGTATTATCATACAATACACATTACAATGCACTATATACCAACTTGGCTGTTAATGAATCGTTTCTCGATTCAGCGGCAAAAAGGGAAAGTGTTGTATCAAGAGCATTTGAGTTGGGTTACCTTCCAAGGTCTGCAACAACTTCAAGAGCAACTGTTAATATAGTCATATCTAATGTAAGCAACACTCCTGATACGTTAGTATTGAGTGAGTTGACACCATTCACTACTACAGTCAATGGAACTTCTTATGTGTTTTATACTGATGCATCATATACAACAATAAACATAGCAGGTAAGTACACATTCAACAACGTTAAGTTGATAGAGGGAACTCCTTTAACTCAATCTTATGTGGTGTCTGATTCTGCTAGATATCGTATATCAAATGCTAATTGTGATATATCAACATTGACTATTAATGTCAGAGATAGTGCCAGCTCAAGCAACGTTACTAAGTTTAGAAGAGCCTTAGATGTATTAACTATAAATTCAACAGATGCTGTCTATTTCCTCAAAGAGATTGAGAATGGTCAGTATGAGATTCAGTTTGGTAATGACAGAATAGGTAAGGCTGTGACAAACGGCAACGTGGTTCAGTTATCTTATGTGGTTACTAATAAGGGTGCTGCAAATGGAGCCAAATTATTTGCTTGTAGTCTTCTAGGGCAATCTGTTATTTCTACCATATCTGCATCATCTGGTGGGGCTGATCCTGAAACTATTGATGAAATAAAACATAATGCACCAAAAAGTTACAGCGCCTCAAATAGAGCAGTAACTAATGAAGATTATAAATCAATAATATTAAACAACTTCACTAATGTTGATTCAATCCAAGTTTGGGTTGGAGATGAGAATATTCCTCCAGTATACGGTAAAGTGTTTATATCAATAGCACCCAAAACTAGTTCAGTGTTATCAGCAAATGAGAAATCTATGATTAAGGAAGAAATTCTTAAATCAAAAAAGATTTTAACGATCACACCTGAGTTTGTAGACCCATTCTACCTAAACATAAAATTACATAGTACAATATACTATAATCCAAACTTGACTACATTATCTTCTACACAATTGATTACTAATGTAACAAATAACATATTGGGGTATAATGATACAGATTTGAAAAAGTTTGACTCTATATTCAGATATTCTAAAGTGTTAAGCCTTATAGATGCAACAGATACTTCAATAACAAGCAATATAACTTATTTGACTATAAGCAGAAAGGTTGCTCCAAAATTTAACATTACTGCTAATTATTTGTTTCATGTTGATAACCCAATATATGAAGCTGGTGTGCCAGAAGACTCTATTATGTCTAATGGATTTTATGTTGCTGGCGATACGAAGGTTCAATACATTAATGATGATGGGTTAGGTAAATTACAAAGATTCTATTTGGATGTAAATAGAAATAGGGTTATTACCAATTCAACTCAAGGTACTGTAGATTATTCCATAGGTAAGATTCAACTCAATGCTTTAAATATTACAAACCTAACAGAATCAGATTTTGTGATTACTATGAAATTACAATCTAATGATATAGTCTCAGTCAGGGATCATATTGTTAGGATAGACCCATTAACGCTCTCTGTTTCAGCAGTAGCCGAAACGAAAGTTGTAGGGTCAGATTATATCTTTTCGCCTAGTAGATAACAATGGCTTATAAAATACCTGCATCGTCTGTAATAGCTAACCAGTTCCCTGAATTTGTAGTTGAGGATTATCCTAAATTCACAAGATTCGTTGAACTATATTATACATTCTTAAAGGAAACAGAACTATCTGGGGTTGGTAACTTATCAACAATCAGAGATATTGATACAACATTAGACAAATTTGTTGAATCGTTATGTAATGAGTTTGGGATTGATCTACCAAAAACAGATATTAAAGATGATAAATTCTTTCTAAAGCACATAAAGGATTTCTATTCAACTAAAGGTTCTGAGGAATCGTTTAGGATTCTGTTTAGGCATTTGTTTAATACTGAAATTGAGATCAAATATCCAAAGGACTATATCTTCAAGTCTTCTGATGGCGCATGGGTTCAAGATTTATCATTTTTAGTTGATGTAACTAGCGGAAATATTTTTGATATTGTAGGACAGCAAGTTAGTATAAGTAACTCACAATTTTCATTACTAGTATCTGTTAATAGGATTAGGCCTGTTGATAATTTATTTGAAGTATTTATAGATCGGATAAATTATAGTGCAATATCTTCTGGAGATATTCTAATTTTTGGTGATGTTACTGCAACATTACAAAAATCTATTACAAAAGCTTCTGTATATAAAACTGGATTAGGATTTTATGTAGGACAATTATTTACAGTACCATCTAATTTAGGAACAGACGCTAAGATTAAAGTTACTAGTATTGACACATTAGGCAACCTAACAGGAGTAGAATTAATAAATTTTGGTTATGGGTATGATTTTGAATTCTATGCCACTATAACATCTACAACTGCTGCAGATAGTGTTATTAGTATATTTCCAAACATTATTAGTAAAACTTTAGGATTTATAGATAGTGGTTTAATATCCTCCAATCCATATTGTGATGAAAATTATGGCAGTCCAGTTTATTGTGGTGCTATTTTACAAGAATTTTATACCGACTCTTCAGTAACAGAAAATACTAGCATCGATGATGAGTATACTGCAGTACTTAATATTAAAGTTGGTGCAGTTCGTAAATATCCTGGGTTTTATGGTGATGAAAATGGATTTTTATCTAATGTATATAAATTACAAGACCACTATTATCAGTTATTCTCATATCTAATTTCTTCTGCTGAATCTATAAC